CTATAGCTTGGCATACGTTCTCGACGACCTTGCCACCGTATATACGTGTCCGGCCCCGTCTAGTCCTGTAACTGTATTCGTATCCTTTGTCTGTCTGCTCCGCACTCAAATCGCTGTACCGTAGCAGTAGCCCAGACGGTAGCCGGAGTGCTGACTCGTCAGGCACTGACTCTATCAAATCTCCCACACCCAGAGGTGTCGCGTCACCTCGATCTAACGTAGCGATGGTGTTCTGCGCATCGCGCCACAATCTGTGTATCTGAGAGTTGGCGTTCCGGTAGATGTCTATGACGCGCCGCGCCTCGTCGAGGTCCATGTCGAACCCAAAGTTCTTCAGCTGCTCTTTAAAACGTACAGCCCCCATGCCGTACCCGGCCCCCAAGATTGTTGTCTTACCAACAAACCTCTGGTCTTTGTTTACGTCTTCCTCGTCCACCCCATAGATGCGGCTAGCCATCTGTTTGTAGACGTCTTCCTTGTTAGTGAACGCGGTAACTAGGTCTTCCTGCTCCGCAAGCCACGCCAATACGCGCGCCTCGATCTGAGAAGAGTCCGCCTCGACTATGGTGTAGCCGTCTGGCGCGACGATGCTGCGTTTGAGGGCCTTAGCATTGGGGCCACGCGACGGCAGGTTCTGTAGATTTATCTTGTCGTCCCCGCCCCAACGACCTGTGTGCGCGGCGTAGTACCTAACCGGAACCGGCAGTAACCCTCGCTTAGCGATGTCAATGAAACGCTGTGTCCTTGTCTCTTCCAACGTGCTTTTAACACCAAGCCTAGCAGTGACGGCGGTTTGCACTCTTACGTCCGCGTGCTCAGTCAATGCCTTGAACGCTTCATCCGACTTAGCGAACGCGAAGGTTTCTTTACCTGTGGTTGGGCTCACTTTCATGGGCGGCTCTACGTCGAAAGCACGTAGTATATCCGCGAACTTTGGATTGCTCATGAGGTCCGCGCGTTCGATGTTCGCGTCACGGAGTAGGTTATCCTTAATGTTCTTCGTGTAGGCTAAGTGTCCCTCCAGCAGCCCCATGTCTAAGTCCAGGGTGGGCTCTATGTACATCCGTAACGTAAGGTCAATGAGCTTCAGCTCCTTGCGAGGGAACCCTACGGACATACGTTTGAAGAGTTCGTAGGCCAGATCGACGTCGTTTACGCAGTAAGCCCCATACCTAGCTAACTCACTGTCCGTAAAATCCGTTCGGTACTTTCCGATGGCGGCGGCGACTTCTGTGCCTTTAGTTCCGATGTCGTACCGTCCAACAAGCGCTTTGAGACTTGCACTGTCTTCCACCCCATGTATAGCACGGGACATACACAGAGTATCGGCATAAGCCCGAGGACGAATACCATAGCGCCAACTAAGAATGGCACCATCAAACATAGTGTTATGAGCAAGTACCATAGCCTCATCCAAATTGAGTGCTTGTAGTTGCGTCTTGATGTGTTTGTGTGTTCCACTAATCCACTCCGTTTCCCTGTTGTTTACCTTGACCGCCACCCCGATTACTTCGAAGCGGCGGTCCCGGATATACTCCTCCGTCGTTAGTTTACGTAAGGAGTAATCCTTGTCGTAGTACGTCTCAAAGTCTAGCGTTACGAAGTCCATCGCTAGGCCCCCTCGCGCTGAGATAGCTCCCCACCACAAGCAAGGTACCCGGCCCCATCTATGTAGTTATCTAGGTGGTTTGATTGGCCATTCTTGATGCGCGCCAGTTTTAGCAGCGTCATCATCACCGATACGTCTACGGGCGTAACAGGTGTGCCAAGGTGTGTGGACCAGTAGGTAGCAATCGTAGAGAAGTTATCCTCCATATTGCCATGTGTGCTCGCACGATCCTTGGTTATGTACTCCTCGGCTGTACGAAGTACCGACGCTCGCCTAGATATTCTTGGGTCCAGGGGCGGGACGAATGGTAGTTCTAGTTGCTCACCCATTATTATTCCCCCCTGTATCCCATTTGGTACCTTCTTTGGCTGGGTCGGCAGATGCTATCTTCTCAGCGGCTGTTTTTGGCACAGTAAGCCACCCGTATTGACCCACCGCACTCGCGCAGTGCCTGCACGTTTTGACGCTCCAGTTCATGCTGGAGATGGAATGCTTAGTATGGCAGTGTGGGCAGTATATATCCCTGCCCCCCGACGCCCTGCAGTACCTCCAAATACGTACGGCGTTCTTTGGTTTCGTTTTTGCCTCCGCTTTCGGTTGCGTCGTGTCCCGCGTAGCGGCTACAACCTGCGCGGCGTAATCTTTAAGGGGGACTTGAAGCAGTTTCGCAACGGCTACTTGTGCTTGTGTTAGTACCACCTTCTCAGGTGGTTCCGGTGCTGGTTCCGGTGCTGGTTTCAGGCCAAGTACCCTACGCGCCCAGTCGAATATACCCATTGGTCTTCTCCTTGTTAGTTTGTTTTTTTGTACCCACTGAACAACTGGGTTACGTCTTTCATGTTCTCCTCGTTGACCACTAGCGCTAAGCCGCCCGCGTCGGAGATGTCACGTAGGTTCTTCTCCTGTAGAGCCGTTGGTTTATTCTTTCCGGCCTTACACTCGATGCCGAAGAACATACCCTTCCAGCACCCAACGATATCGGGGACGCCACTACGTCCGTAACCCCCGGTAGCGGGAAAGAAATAGTATGCCTTCAACTCTTTGAGTTGGTTCACAACCACGCGCTTAACGCGACTCTCTGGTGTTGCCATGTAGTCCTCCCGTAGCAACTGGTATCATGTGAGAAACTATCTGTCGTATATCCAGAACGTGTTCTCATCCATTCTCCTACCCACCCCCAGTATCTCGGGGGTGGGCGGTGTGAAGCTGAGCATGGACAGCAGAGCCATCTTCTTTTGAACCCAGCTTGGTAGTTCTTGTACATCCTTATACCTACGCTCTGGTCCAGCGTCAACGCTTTCTAAGCCAAAACGTATAACATGGACGCGTTCTGTGTGTGGGTTTATAAAAACACGATGTACTATGACGTCCGTCGACGTCTGCTGATGTCCTCCTACGTCTATCAATGTCTTATACCCCTCAGTCGGCGTAGACCAAGAATGAGGTTGCCCCCACACGTATACCTATGTCCTCCACGGGTTGATATCGGTCGCATATAGATAACGCCCCGACGCGCGACATCTCTGAGCCTGTTAAGGGTACCGAGTAGGCACAAAAAGTATCGCTGTGACGGCGGTAATGGTACGTATCGGGTTCCAAAGATATGCACGCCTTGAAGGTATCGGGCGTGATGTACTTAACGTACAGCACGCGGGAAACTATCTTATCTAACTCGTCGAGTGCCCGTTGCGCCCTGTCCAATATACCCATGAACTGAGTAATTTCCTCCGTGATAAAGGTATGGCCTGAGCGGTGTAAGTGTAGAAGCTCCGTATTCAGGGCGGACTCCAACTGCGTAGTCGTGAAGTTTTCTGTAGAGTGGCCGTAGCTACTCAATGAAAATCTGGCGTCGCTGAGGTCGGCCCTGTGCCTGTCTGCATCTATGTGAAACCATTCCCGTGGGCGCTGTGTTGTACTACGGCCCTCCAACGCCCTATTCATACTCGTGGAGAATGTCGTCGGGCTCATTTGCCAAATCTTCTCGGCCTCTTCACCGTCAAGTATGGTTCGGGCGTGCCGTTTGACGTTAGTTATAAAGCTCCGTGGTATTGTGGTGGCTATTTCTTCATGTTTCGGATTATAATCGGCGTACTTGTGATTGCACACGCTAGGAGATGAAGTCATGAACCTCAGGCTCCCTTCACCGTTTTGCCACCAACGTACGTGGGCGGCGTCGATGGCGCAGCCATCGTAACCGATGTACACCACGTCTGTATCATCGCCATAGACGCCATCGGTAAAGAACTTACAACGTAATGTGGTCTGTATTTCTGCGAGCAACGAGAAGAAAACGGCATTACCCTCGGCAACGCTTACTTCATACGGTGTACGATTGGGTAGGGCGGTATCATACGAATCGTCGGGCTTGGGCACCGCCCATTCCGTGAGGTCTTCTAGCATTGTATGTCGGTAGTTAGCGGACATGGTGTGTTCTCCTTGTGTGTTAGGGAGCTCCCTAACTTCTGTTTGGTTTATCGAAGCCGAGCCTCTTGTTGATCCAACGATGGAACAGGGCTCTTATCCTCCACGGGGGGAAAGATATCTCTCCGCCCGGTCGTCTATCCCATTTGTGTGCTTCCTCCTTCCAGCAAATACCGTGGCTACCTCTAGCAGATTGTAGCAAGAAGTGCTTTAACAAGTCTATTCGTGCAGGATCATTATAATCCTTTACAGCCTGTAATGCAACATCTGCGGACATAGCCTCGACGCGGAGCTTTGAGTGCAAGATATCTCCGAAGCTAGTCATGGGTACGACGGGTGCCATAGCCAGCATCCATAGCCAGAACTCTTCTATGTCCTCGCGGTGTTTGGCTTTCTCCTCTTTGTCTATAGCCATGTCACGGTCGATCTTCCGAGTAGAAGATGTGGGTGCCTATCTTGCCGAGACGTGTCATCTTATTACTGCGTGACCACAGTGGGCTGACGTAATCGGCATGGTAGTGGGTGGCCCCGACGTTTTCCCAGGGGTTCTCCCAAGCCTCACGCACAGAGAGCTGTGCTGTGGCCCATGCCTGTGCATCCCTAGGGTTTTCATCCTTACCGTCCCAGTAAAAACTGAACGCGCCTTTCTGTTTGACTACAGCGCAGGCATCGTCGGGCCATGCACTGTGGTTGACGCGGTTCTCTATGACGTGAACCACCTGACGTTGGCCTTCCGGTGATTCCCCTCG